ACTTAACCCGCTGCTCGCGCCTTGGGGCGCATTGCCATCGCCCGAAGCGCGTTACGCGGCCGTGCTCGCTGAGTATGGTGCGCGCGAGGAGGGCGGCGATTATTGGGTTGAGCATCCCGACTCGCCGGGGGATTTTGTCGCGTTTCAGTCGCTCTATGGCGACCCTTCAGAATCCGGCGTGGCGCGCGCCTTCGATGCGGCGTTGCGCGAGGCACGCGATGCGACGGTGTGGGTCGGCGGATTTTCCTTTGAGCGCATCGGTGATCCTTCCGCTCCCGCGCTTGCCATCGGGCCTCAGTATTCTGAGTCCGTTAAGCGGGAAGCCTTTTATGATCCTCAGTTCGGCTGGCTGCTGCCATCGGGGACTGTTTTCGAGATGCAGCACGCGAGCTACACGGGAGGCGGGTCTTTCTACCTTGACCCGTTCCTTCACGCGATTGCACCCGATGTCTGGCAACCAAGCGTTGAACGGGAAACGGTGGCGAGCAATCTGCCGCTTATTGCGGCGGTCGCGTTCACGGCGGGCGCCGCAAGCGGTGCCTTCGGCGCGTTCACCCTCGCGGAAAGCGGCGCGATTGTGGCTGCCGGCGAAGCGGTCGCGCCCGCGATGCTTGTAAACGAGGGCCTGGCAGCCGAAATGGGTTTTTCCACCGAAGCTGCAGGGGCGGGCGTACTGGAAACGGCTGGTGGGGTGAGTGGAGTGCCGGTTGGTTTTGTGGGCGAGTCTGGCGTGTTCGGCGGCAGTCTGCTTCTGCCGGCCGGCGTCGTCGCCTCTGATCTGGCGGGCGTGGTGGGCGCTGCCAAGGCAATGCTTGATGTGGCGTCACCGGCGCTCTCCATCGGCCGCGCGGTGCGTTCCATGTTCGGCGGTGACACACCAGGCGCCGCGTCAGCCAGGTCGGTCACGCCCGGCGCTGCCGCTGATGCGTCGTTGGCCTCCGATACGGTGTGGACGCTGGGCGCGCTCCTGGTCGGTGGGCTCGCGCTCTATGGGGTGACGAGGGCCTGATGCGCCTCACTGAAAACTTTGTCGCCGCTACGCCCATCGGGTTTTCGATACCGGGCGATTATTTTTATCTCGACTCCGCGCCCGCTGGCCTGGTCACGGTGCGATTTTTCAGGGACGGCAAAACGCTCGCGGAAGATTTGACCGATGTCATCGCCGGCTGGCACGCGAAGCCGCGAGGCGGCTTTGACCGCGCAGAGATAACCTCAAGCGTGACCCAGGCGATGAGTTTCTATATTGCGCGCGGGGAAGTCGGCAACATCCTGGTCGCCCGTCCTGTTTGGTATGACCGCAACCCACTCACAAAGGGCCTCATTTACTCGGCCAATTTGGTCGCGCCCCACGCGGACACCGTCCGCTGGACCTACACCGTCCCAGCCGGCAAAAAAGCCCTCATTGAACAAGCACAGGTCGCCGTCCTACGGAGCGGCGCCGCTACCGCCGTGGCCGTCGTCCGCGCCTATGTCCAAGCTACCACACTCGATGTCGGCACCTCGATTCTCGCCTACGCCGCCCACCACAACATCGCCGCCAACGTCCAGGACGGCCAGGTAGCCGGCGGCACCATCATGCTCGCTGCCAACCAAGTCCTCGAAGGCAAGACTGACGATCCGTCTACCGGCGGGGCAAACACCTTCATGGTCAGCGCCAAACTCACCGAGTTCGATGCGTAAACGAGTCAAACTCAAGCACTCCCCTGAACGCGGTTGGTACGTAGACCTGCCCGCGTCCGCCATGGTCGCTGGGGCATGGCTACCGATCATCCCCAATAAAACCACGCGCGACGGCGTGCTCCCCGCAACCGATCCAGCAGATCCCGCGCTTAACGCGCTCACCTGCGAGGTCGAAATTGACGATCGTTACGCCAACGCCGCCGGCACCGGGATCGACCTCGACAAACTCCGCGCGCTGCACCGCGGACACCCGCGCTGGAGTGATTCGGTGAACCCGCCCGATGTTTGAACGATGCGCCGCGCGCTGCTCATGCTCGCACTCGCCGCTGGTGGCCTCGTGGTCGCGCGCCAGGCCGGCGCCCTCGCCGCGCCGGGTGGTGGCGGATCTGCATTCGCTGATCTGACTGAAGGCGCGCTCGGCGCCCTCGATGATCTCGCTTACTCGCTGACCGGAGATCGTTTTATGACTGAGGCGCGCTGGCAGGCGGCGGTCGCAAAGCCGGAAAACGCTGATTACGTCAACGCGGCGCGCGCCGCCGAGATTCGCCACGGCATCCCGCCGAATCTGTGGCTGCGGACGCTGTGGCAAGAATCGCGTTTCAATCCTGAAGCGTTCAACGCGGGCAGCGGCGCAACCGGCATCGCTCAGATCGTCCCGCGCTGGCATCCGGGCGTGGACGCCACGGACCCGTTCGCATCGATTGATTACGGCGCGGGCTATCTCGCGCAGTTGCAGCGCCAATTCCGCTCGTGGGCGTTGGCGCTCAAGGCTTACAACTGGGGGCCGGGCAACGTCCAGAAATTCCTCGCGGGCGGGCCGGACGCGCCGCGGGAGCCGGAGGAGACCCGCAACTACTCCGCGCAAATCCTCGCGGACCTGGCCGCCATCGGGCAGGTGATCGCATGAGGTTCGAGGACATTTTGACGGCCGGGCTGATCGCTTTCGCGGTCTATTTCATCATCGTGACGGTGCGTGATTCGGCGCGCGTGCCGCGCACCTACTACGCGCGCGGCGAGCTGCGCGATACGTGGCTGTGATGCCAAACAAGAACCTGATCCTGATCGGCGCGGGCGTGGGCCTGGTGCTGGTCGTGGGCGCGGTGTGGGCCGCGCGCCGCGTGTTGCCAGCGGTGGGCGCCGCGGTCAATCCGCTCAACCGGGAAAACATTTTCAACCAGGGGGCGGGCGGCGTCGTCAGCGTGCTGACCGGGCGCGAGGAAACGCTTGGGGGCTGGCTGGCCGAGCTGTTCGATCCCGCGACGCGGGAACTCGCGCGCGTGCTCGGCGCACCGCCCGCCACGGTCGCCTCGAATCCGGTTGAGGCTCAAGGCTACGGCACGGGCGCTTTCCTCTAAGCCGCATGGACCTGATAACGATACTGGCCGCGCTGCTGCCGGTCCTGATTGAAGGCGGCAAGGCGGCGGTATCGCGCTGGATCGCGCCCGCGGAGTTCAAGCCCGCCACGATTGACCAGGCGGTTGCGCTGCGTCGGCTCGACCTGGAATTTTTCCAGGCGTTGAGCGGGGCAGGGGGCGCCAACCCCTCTTATCCCTGGGTGGAAGGCGTGGTTAAGCTGATGCGCCCGGCCGTCGCCGCGGCGGTGCTGGCGACCTGGTGCTATATCCATCTCACCGTTACCGCTGAAGCGGATACCGCAACCGTGGACAATTTCGCCGCCGCCATCGGCTTTTATCTGTTCGGGGATCGCACGCTGTTCTACGCGAAGCGCGGGCCGGGAAAATGATTGACTCCTGGCTGCTCGCGCTCGTTACCGCCGTCGCCACCGGTCTCGTGACCTGGGGCGCGATTCGCGTTGAGCTGCGTTGGTTGCGGCGCGATGTCGATCATTCCCACAAGCGCATTGATCGCATTGAGGGCGCGCTGATCGGGCGCGGCGCGCGCGGGCTGTTCGGGGAGTTAAACGGCAATTCGCCCAAGCATCGCGCCGAGTCTTGATTCGAGCACGAGCTGCCGGCGATACCAGGCGGCGCGCGCCTCGCTCTGTGACTCGCCGCGGTGTGCCGCCTCCAGGTCAGTCACGGCCTGGCGCAGCTCGACTTCAAGTGTGCGGACCCGCTGGCACTCGAAAAAAAGCGCGCGCAGCTCGTGGACCGTGAAGCCGCGCCGCCATTCCGCAAGGTAGAGTAGACCGTCACGCCCGAAGCGCGCGCCCGCCGCTTCCCATTCCTGGGGCAGTCTGTGGCTTTCCCGCAACGCTTCGCGCTGATCTCGACCCCTGGGGCGCATGACGGTGGTCGGGATCGGGGCGGGATCGCGGCCCTGGTCAGCGGTGCTCGGCTCAATCTCGACTTATTTTGTGGTGACAATGCGACACTAGCAGCAAGCCGGCGAGGGTGGCGAGGAACAGCGCCACATTTGACATAATATACAGTGACGGCGCTGCATCGCTCACGGCGGCGATGAGATCCATGCCCTGATCCGTCCCGAGTAGGGCGAGCGCTAGCACGGCCGCGATTGATGCCCATGCTTTCTTGACGCGCTCCGACTTGGCGCGCTGCGCGTTCATGTCAATTAGCAACGCGGCGAGCGGCACGTCCAGCCACGCGGCGACCCTCTCTGCGGTATCGTCGTCGAAGCTGGTTTTTTCCGTTCGATAGCGGCTAATCATCTGCCGGTGCCAGCC